AATGGGAAAAGCAGACAGGAAATACCATTGGTCAAGCATCTGACAAGTTGGGTATTTGGGATCTTATGTTTTTGGCTTATCATGCTCATAAGCGTGAAGTTGCCGGAAGCAAACCAATCAAGCCAATGGATATTTGGATGGAAACAGTAGCCGATGTAATTGTTGGTGATGCAGACCCAAAAGCCACAAAGCAGGAAGCCTAAACAGATTATTGGTTGAGTTGGCAATTGCCACAAAGATACCAATGAGTGAATGGGTTGATGCGGATGACATATTAACAGCGATCGAAATATTGGAGGCAAGAAATGGCAACTGAAACCATTGCTTACAATAAGTCTGATCTGCGTGATATTTATAAAGCATTCAAACTTATGGATGACCAAGCAACAGAGGAAGCAAGAACTCAATCTGCTGCGTTGGCGTATTTTGCATCTGAGGAAATTAAAGCAGCTGCTCAAACAAGAACAAAATCTGGCAAAGCAGCGCAAAGAATTGCGGATGGCGTTAGCATCTCAAAGAAAAGCAAAATTGGTGAGTTCAGTTATGGTTTCGCACGCCAAAAGTTTTCAGGTGGGGCTACAACACAAACCTTATGGGGCGGTATGGAGTTTGGATCTAATAAGTTCAAGCAGTTCCCTAGTTATTCAGGACGGCAAGGCAGAGGTTCGAGAGGGTGGTTTATTTATCCAACCCTTCGCAGAATTCAGCCTGAATTAATTAATAAGTGGGAATCAAGTTTTGATCGCATTATTAAGGAATGGGTCTAATGGCTACCGGTAATCGCACCTTAAAGTTATCAATCCTTGCCGATGTTGATGACTTAAAAAAGAAGTTAGGCGAAGCTGATAAAGCCGTTGAAACCAATGCAAGTAAAATCGCTGACTTTGGAAAGAAAGCTGCTGCTGCATTTGCTGTTGCTGCCGCTGCTGCTGCTGCCTATGGCATCAAATTAGCCGTTGATGGGGTCAAATCAGCGATTGAGGATGAACAGGCACAGTTAAGGTTGGCTGCTGCCCTACGCACCGCCACAGGGGCTACTGATGCCCAAATTAAGGCTACTGAGGAATACATCCGTTCGACTCAATTAGCCACAGGCATAACTGATAATGATTTAAGAGCATCATTCCAGAGATTGTCCGTATCAACAAAGGATGCGACTAAATCTCAACAATTATTAACACTTGCAATTGATATTTCAAAAGGATCTGGCAAAGATCTCAATTCAGTAGTTGAAGCATTATCAAAGGCTTATGAAGGACAAGATACAAGATTAGTAAGACTTGGCATTGGTATAACTCAAGCTGATGCTAAAGCAATGGATTTTACCGAAACTACAAAAGCATTAAGCAATCTTTATGGTGGCGCAGCAGCTGCAAATGCTCAAACATTCCAAGGCAGAATTGATCGATTGAAGCAAGCATTTGAGGAAGCCAAAGAGGAAATCGGTTATCGCTTACTTCCATTTATTGAGCGATTTGTTGATCTCATTATTAATCAGGTTGTTCCTAGGCTACAAGAATTTGCTACATATTTCGATCCAATCAAGCAAGCCATCAAAGACAACCAAGCAGCATTTGATGCTTTTGCCACATTCATCACACAAATTGTTGTTCCAGTTTTAGTTAATACTTTAGGCGCAGCATTAAAAACAGTTGGAATTATTGCAGGTGGCGTTGTTGATATTATTGGCAAAGTTATATCTGCAATTCAAACATCTGTTGATGTTGCTATTGCTGCCATTAATGCTTTAATTGCTCGATACAATGCAATTCCAATTTTGCCAAACATTAGTTCAATAGGCGGATCAACCGGTGCTGGAACTCCATTTGGTCAAGCAGCTTCTGCGGTTGCTAGCGCTCAACCTGCTACCGCTGCTCAACTAGCAGCAGGTGCTGCAAGAGCTGGCACGACAGTTAATAACATTTCAGTTCAAGCCGTAGATAGTGAAGGTGCTGCAAGAGCCGTAGCAAAGGTATTAAACAACAGCGCATCTAGATCAGTTCCACAGTTGTATAACAACGGCATCAAGGGCGGATAATGACTGTATTTACTCCCGAATATAAATTAACAGTTAATGGAGTTGAATACACAAATGTAGCAATTTCAGACATTGCCCATCAGGCTGGTCGTGAGGACATTTATTCTCAACCCAATCCATCTTATCTGCAAATTGAATTGGTTGCCTTAAATAATGAAAACTATAATTTGCAAGTTAATGATGGACTGACTCTACAAGTCAAAGATAGCACAAATGTTTATCGCACTTTATTTGGTGGCAACATCACAGACATTACAACCGAGGTTGCAACTGCAAGCAGTATTGCTGAAACCTTTACCTATACTGTCCTTGCATTAGGTTCATTGGCTAAACTGCCAAAAGTAATTTACAACGGCACATTGGCTCAAGATGATGACGGCGATCAAATGTATGAATTGCTTTCAGAGTTGTTTTTGAACAATTGGAATGAAGTGCCAGCAGCTGAAACTTGGTCTGGCTACGATCCAACAACCACTTGGGCAAATGCTGAAAACATAGGACTTGGCGAAATTGATCGCCCAGGAGTTTATGAACTTGAAAACCGAACCGCTGATCCTGACACCACTTACAACATTGCAAGCCTTATCGCTAACAGCGCACTTGGTGTTTTGTATGAGGACAATGAGGGTCGCATCTCCTACGCTGACACAACTCACAGACAGAATTATCTTGCCAATAATGGATACACAGAGATTTCAGCCAATACCGCTATTGGTGCAGGATTAAAGGTTTTGACTAGAGGCGCAGACGTTCGAAACGAGATTATCCTTAATTACGGCAACAACTACGGATCACAGAAAACAGCAATTGATCTGACCAGCATTGCAACCTTTGGTTATCGAGGTGAAACCCTAAACACAGTCTTGCATGATGCTACCGATGCACAAGCTGTGGCAAATCGCTTTATTAGCCTTAGATCCTATCCAAGAGCCTTATTTGACAGCATTACATTTCCATTGACTAACTCAGCAATTGATGATGCTGACCGAGATGCCTTGCTTCAAATCTTTGTGGGTCAGCCAATGCGAATTACAGACTTGCCTGTTCAGATAGCCCCAACTCAACAATTTGAGGGTTATGTTGAAGGTTGGCGTTGGAGTACAAGATTCAACGAATTATTCTTAACCATAAATCTGAGTCCGATCGAATTCTCACAAGTTGCACTTGAGTGGGAACAGGTATCAGCCTCAGAGGCTTGGAACACTCTAAGTGGTACACTTACATGGGAAAATGCGATTGGAGCAGTAGCCTAATATGGCAAACACAACTAACTTTGGATGGGAAACACCAGACGATACAGATCTGGTTAAGGATGGCGCAGCTGCTATCCGAACACTTGGTTCAGCCATTGATGCATCTTTGGCAGATCTTGAAGGTGGAACAACTGGTCAGATACTTAGTAAGACATCAAACACAGACATGGATTTTACATGGATTACAAACGATGTTGGTGATATAACAGCAGTCAATGTTTCATCACCGATTACAGGCGGTGGCACATCTGGTGCAATTACTATTTCAATTCAAGATGGGACAACTGCACAAAAAGGCGCAGTTCAATTAGAGAATTCAACATCAAGCACATCAACAATAACCGCAGCAGTTCCTGCATCAGTTAAATCTGCTTATGATTTAGCAAATGCTGCAATTCCAAAATCTTTAGTTGATGCTGCTGGCGATTTAATTTATGCAACAGCAAATGACACACCAGCAAGATTAGCAATTGGAACAGCAGGTCAAGTCCTAAAAGTAAATTCTGGCGCAACTGCTCCTGAGTGGGGAACTGCTACTGCTACAAGTGGCCCGACATTTCGTGCTAGACGAACAACAGCACAATCCATTAATCAAAATACTTGGACTAAAATGCAGTTATCAACAGAGGATTGGGATACTGCAAGCAATTTCGATCCAACTACCAATTATCGTTTTACTCCAACAACTGCTGGATATTATCAAATCCAAGCAGAAGCAGTTGGCGTTGCTGCTAGCACTACTGGTTTTAATGCAAGCATATACAAAAATGGTGCTTCCTATCTTGGCGCAAATCTAACAATAGGTGCTGATGGTTATGCAGGCATCACGATTGCTGGTCAAGTTTATTTCAATGGTTCATCTGATTATGTTGAACTGTTTGGTTTTTTAACTGCTGCTGGCACAAGAACGATAGAGGGTCGCATGGATGGCGTTTGGATAAGGAGCTAAAATGGATTTATACAATCAAATAATTGAGGCATATCCTGAACTAACAGATAAGGATTTTTCGCCAAAAGGCACGATTATGTTGCAAGATGACAGCGATGGCGTTGGTGAATACATAGCCAAATGGGAATATAGCCAACCGATTCCAGAGGGTTTAACACTAGGCAAACCTTCCGCTTAATGTAATGAAACCTTGGCTATCTAAAGCAGCTGTTCAACTGCGTGAGCAGATCGATGACAGTTTTCCCGATAGATCTAGGAAATCGGATGGTTGGATTTCAGACGCTAGACATCAAAAAGTAAAATCAGATCACAACGCCTTGCCTTCGGGTGAGGTTTGTGCCATTGATATTACATTTGATCTTGGTGCAGCCGAAGGCATGTCCGCTTACCTTGCCGATCAAATTCGCATTGCTGGCAAAACAGATAAGCGGATCAAATACGTTATTCACAATCATCATATTGCCAGCAAACTATTAAATTGGCGTTGGCGTAAATATAAGGGCATTAATCCTCACACCAAGCATATTCATATTTCATTCCATCCAAAACAATCAGGAGAGTTCTTTAACATCCCACTACTAGGAGGCAACGCATGAAACTATCAAATAAACATAAAGCTGCAATCAAGTCATATTTAAGAGCTGTGGCTGCTTCTGGAATTACTGTTGCACTCGCTATTGCTGGAGATGTAAGACCTGAATATGCTGTTTTGCTTGGTGCATTTGTTGCACCTATTATCAAGTGGTTAGATCCAAAAGAGGGAGCATTTGGAATTGGCAACTCCGAAAAATGAC